GAACAACTACAAATAGAAATGATTAAATGTTCAAGAGAAGTTACAGAGTTAATATTCTTTGGACATGAAACTACAGCAGATCAAATATTAACAGCTCCTGATATACACGATACATACAATGAAGATGGAAATGATGGTATACCTTTTCACTTTGTAGTCTTACCGAATGGTAACTTACAAAGAGGAAGGTCATTAGCTAAAGAGGGTACATATTCAACTACCCATAAAAAATATTCTATCGGTATAGTGGTACCTCATGTTATAGGTGCACCCGCAACATTAAAGCAAGGGGAAACTGTAAGAAATATTATGGAAGCTTTTTATGAAGTGTGGCCAGGAGGTCAAGTCTTTGATGCAGAAAGAGATACCGGAGACTCTGAAGTAATTGTAGGGGTTCCTATTGATTCCTTACTAGCTGCTCTTAAAAAAGAAAACTATGGTAATGCTAGCAGATCCTATTCTAATGCACAGCTTATATCAGCTGCACAAGGTAACATATAATGTCAACTAAAAATGTAGAAAATATAACCACTAGAACAACTACTCAAGGTAGTGGTAAGACTTTAACACAAGGTAGATTCAGTGAAGGTTTTCCTGATCATACTGGTGTACATCCTACTCCTGGAAACGAAGACAACTCTGTTATTAGTAGAGGTGGTAAATCTATTGATCTGTTTGGAGCAGATGTTCCGGACGATACATTACAAGGTACCTACAATGAATACACTCAAGTATATGAATTTAACTATGGTGAAAATACTATAGAGTTCAACTCTACTCCTGGTAATGAAAGAATCATGCTTCGTCATAGAACAGGATCTGGAGTTAATATTGGTCCAGATGGAAGTATTATTGTATCAGGTAATGGTAACAGAATTGACAAAGCAGCAGATTATATCTTAGAAGTTGCTAATGGTCAAATGACATTTACAGGTAACCTTACTTTGAATGTAACAGGAGACTTAGATATAAATGTCGGAGGAGAGTTTAATGTAAAATCTTCTAAGAAGACAGAAAAGATTGCTGGGCCATCTGAAACTGAAATTACAGGTGATGATATAAAGACAGTAGACGGCAATCAGACTAACCTTGTACTTGGAGGAGGAGCTCTTCAGTACCTTGAAGGACTATCGACAATAGTAAAAGGAGAGTCTAGGTATGTGGTAGAGGGAGATCATACTGATGCTATTTCTGGTGTACTAACTATGACAGCAGAGCAAGAAATTATTCTCACATCTCCTGAAGCTAACATAGCTGCTGATAATTTATCCGTATTTGGTGATACAGGTACGATAGGTGGTGAGAATATGCAAATGTATACTAAGAATTTGAGAGCTAATAAAACTGTTTATGCTACTGAATCAGTCAATACTAAAACCTTAAGAGCAACCACATCAGTAGAGACTCACACTCTAAGAGGTACGGTAGCTACTCTAACCAGAGTTAATGCTGATCTAAACGGAAATGCTCTTACTGCTACTACCGCGGGTACTTCATTGCACCAGTCATATAATGATGGTACTTATGTATCGTCCTCTGGTGCTGGGGTTTCTCCTGGGTCATATACTCCTGGAATAGGGTCTAATCCAGGATACACTGTCGCTACTGCATCTCTAGAAGACGCTATTGATGACGACACAACAGAGACTGCTTTACCCACATCAGACCTTCTTACTGATTATAGAACTAAAGGTACTAAAGGGGTAAAAAAGGTCCAAGTAGATCCTGGTAATGTTATAAAAAATAATATTGATTATTCAATAAAGACAGCAGGTGTTACTAATAAAAAATTAACTGCTGCAGAGTCTAGAAGAAAAATGAGAGATCCAGCTCATAGAGCTAATGCAGAGTTTACTACCCAAGCAGTTTCAGAAGGTAATTTATCTCCAGAGTTTGCTAATTCAACTCCTCCTAATATCTCTGCAGTTGAAGACACTTCTTCCATTATTGTGCAGGGTCAGACTCCGCTAGGTAGTCCAACACCTGTATTGACATCTAAAAGGATTAAAGTGTAATGCCTAAAAACTATCTACCAGATCTTAGATTTTTACCAGAAAATTATGATACAATAACAGCAGCTACTCCTTTGAGCGACGGAGTAACTATAGGGTCTTTTTTAAATGGAGTTACCTTAGATCATATTACAGATATAGCTACTAGAAAACAGTTAACTAGAAATCTATTACCTCATGCTCAAATTTTAAAATCTATTAACACTAACAATAAAAGATTTGCTGATT